GTATCAAGCCCTGCCAAAGCAGGGCCGGGCCGGGTAATGCGAGGCCAAATTCTGGACGAAAAAAAACCGCCCGAAGGCGGTCTAATTTGCTGCTTGTTACTTGCCTGCTTTACCGGCCTTGATCGGCACTAGTGTTGCAATAGCCTTCTCAATCGCGGCGAGAATCCTTTCATCATGCGCCGCTTTCGCGGCCTTGACCTGCGCCGCCACCTTCACCCATCGTGCAGCCTGCTTTTCTTTTGCCTGCTTTTCTTCATCCTTCTGCGCCGCCTTTGCTGCAGCCAACATGATATCGGCCTGTTCCGGTTTTCCTGCTTCCAGCGCCTGACCTGCTTCGCGCCGTAAGGCCGCTACTGTCTTATGCTTTGCCACTGCGGCCTTGATGGCTTTCGCGGCCTTGTCTCGCCTTGCGCCTTCATTCGCGGCCTTGACGCTTGGCGCTTTCGGCTTTTCCATCCCGTAAGCGGCCTTCATCCTTACGGCCATTCTTGACCATGCCTTATCAACGGCATCATCAGCGGCCTTCCGGGCTTCCTTGTAGGCTATCTTAAACTGCGCACTTACCAACCCCCAGAGGGTAAATGTCGGCGCGGTGCCCATCTCTTTCGTAATCGCCTTGACGGCATCGTCTGCCATCACTTCACTGCTAGCGAAGTTAATCGCGGCTTCTTTTACTGCATCAACGTTGAATGTATTCATGGTGTAGTTTGCCTTTCGGGCTTGTTATGTCGGCGCGTTATTGCACCGACAACCGAATAGTATCAGATAATGGTAGGCGCTGTCAGTGATTAACAAGTAAGGCACGAAATGACATAATGTCAGCTTGTGGCAAAGCCGACCCACCGTACCCCACCCCTCATCTATAGGTTGAGACTCCTGTCTGCTGTATGGTTACTAGTCCAGCCGTATAACTCTGCATTTTTTCAAATTGGCCCCCCCCCACCCCCCTCGCTATAGGAGACCCCCCCGGGTAGTCTTTCAAATTAGACATGGGGGGGGTATGTTGTATATTTTTGTTTTTTGTTGCTATACTAGGTACTACTGTCCCTCCAAACAGGACTGCACCGCATGACAATTGTTTGTACGCCGGACGTTGGAATACCACTTCCGCAAGAAGTAGCCGTAGCACTTAACTTCCCTGAAGGGGTTGAAGCCGCCTGCGAAACAATAAGAATTTTGCAGGAAGAGGGGTTGCATGTAGAAACAACACCCGACGATATGGACATCGCTGCCCAGATTGTTGAGTCCTTTGCGGCTACCGAAGATCAACCTCGACAAATGCCCACTGCGAAGACGTTGTCAAATACCACACCCGCTGCGGTACTGATGACGAGGAGTCTGCTAACTGAGTATTCGCATGCTGTTGTAGAGCATGCTGTGCAACTACGCCATCTAGTTACTAATAGACTCATCCTTGAGTCAGATAACCCAGACCCTAAGATTCGCATCCGTGCGCTAGAGCTACTGGGCAAGATCAGCGATGTGGGTTTGTTTACAGAACGCAGCGAAGTGATCGTAACGCACCAGAGCAATGGGGAGCTGGAGGATAAGCTACGTGCAAAACTACGTAAGCTTATGGGCGAGGATGATGTAGAAGACGCCCAGATAGTTGAGGTTGCTGGGAAGAGTATGGACTTGGCCGAGGAGTTAGGGCTAAACCCCGCGCCGATAGAGTCTCACGATATAAGCACTGACTCTCCCCCGGTATGACCACAGTTACGTCCCTTTCCCAAGCGGAACTACGCCAGCTATATAACAACCTGCACACATTATCTGTTACAGAACAAGAAGAGATACTGCGTATTGCTGATGAGCTAGAGCGTAGGCGTGAGGTTGAGAAGTGCCAGAAAGACTTGCTTGCGTTTTGCAAATGCATGCAGGCGGACTACAAGGTAGGCAAGCACCATCAGGTACTGGGTAACTTGTTAATGGAGATTGCTGAAGGGAGGAAAGATCGTATTTGCGTCAATATCCCCCCGCGACACGGCAAATCCCAGCTTGTATCTATCTACTTTCCCGCGTGGTTCTTGGGTAAATACCCCACTAAGAAGGTACTAATGGTGTCCCACACGACCGATTTGGCAGTAGATTTTGGTCGAAAAGTGCGAAATATCATTGATTCTGACCTGTATAAGAGCATTTTCCCTACAGTTTCCCTTGCAGCGGACTCTAAGTCGGCGGGGCGTTGGAATACCTCGGCGGGAGGGGAGTATTACGCCTGCGGGGTAGGTTCTGCACTGGCTGGACGGGGTGCTGACCTGCTGTTAATTGACGATCCGCACTCTGAACAGGACGTGTTGAACGGAAATTTTGAAGTATTTGATAAAGCCTATGAGTGGTTCACTTATGGCGCACGTACGCGGTTGATGCCCGGTGGGCGGGTGGCTATTGTGCAGACCCGGTGGCATATGGACGACCTGACCGGTAGGGTGGTTAGGGATATGTCTCAGAACGACCTGTCAGATCAGTACGAAGTAGTGGAGTTTCCGGCTATTTTGGAGGTAGAAGATAGCAAAACAGGGGAAATAACTGAAAAAGCCCTGTGGCCTGAGTGGATGCCGATGGAGACCTTGCTTAAGACCAAGGCTTCGATGCCGCCGTTCCAGTGGAGTTCCCAGTTTCAGCAACAGCCCACCGCTGAGGAAGCTGCCATAGTAAAACGGGAGTGGTGGAACCTGTGGAAACTAGAAGACCCACCCAAATGCGAGTTCAAGATCATGGCTTTGGACGCTGCGGCGGAGAAAAACAACCGTGCGGACTTCACTGCTATTACTGTGTGGGGGGTGTTCTTCCACGAACCGGATAATAACTACCAAATCATCCTGCTGCACTCAATAAAGGATCGGGTCGAGTTCCCTGAACTAAAAGTTCTTGCCCAAGACGAATACAACTACTGGAAACCGGACGCGTTTATCGTAGAAAAGAAGTCCAGTGGTACCCCGCTGTACCAAGAATTGCGCCGTACGGGTATGATTATTCAAGAATATACTCCGCACCGTGGGACGGGGGATAAACTGGCCCGGTTAAATTCAGTAGCAGACATTATAAAGTCTGGGTTAGTTTGGGTACCACAAACAAGGTTTGCAGAAGAGTTGGTAGAAGAAATCGCCGGGTTTCCTTTTATGAGCCACGATGACTTGGTGGACACCACCGTGATGGCGTTGATGCGGTTCAGACAAGGTGGGTTTATACGGTTGCCTTCGGATGAGCTAGAGCCTAAGAAACAGTTCAAGTCCCGCCGCAGCGTGGGCTATTACTAAGGATACACAATGGCAACGAATGTAGACAAAGGTTTGTACCAAGCCCCGCAAGGGTTGGAAGCCCTCGCTTCGCAAGAACCCGATATTGAGATTGAGATTGAAGACCCGGAGGCCGTACGCATCAAAGCTGGTGGGGTGGAGATTGAGATTGAGCCGGGGGAGGATGAGGACGAGTTTGGCAAGAACATTGCCGAGGATATGTCTTCTCAGGAGTTGGCTACCCTTGCAGGGGAGTTGCTTGGGGACTACGACACAGACTTGGGGGCGCGTAAAGATTGGTTGGATATTTATGTCAAGGGCTTGAAGCTGCTGGGCTTGAAGTATGAGACCCGTACCGAGCCGTGGCCCGGTGCCTGTGGTGTGTTCCACCCGCTCTTGATGGAGTCGGCGGTTAAGTTCCAGTCTGAAACCATCATGGAGACATTCCCCGCATCGGGGCCGGTACGCACTAACATTATAGGTAGAGAGACTCCGGAGAAGAAAGACGCAGCAGCCCGTGTAAAAGAGGACATGAACTACGAATTGACTGAGGTGATGAAGGAGTACAGGCCAGAGCATGAACGGCTTTTGATCTCCCTGTGTTTGTCTGGTAACGCCTTCAAGAAGATTTACTTTGACCCCGCGCTTGAGCGTCAAACGGCTGTGTTTATTCCGTCAGAGGACATGGTGGTTCCTTATGGTGCGATGAACCTTGAGTCAGCCGAGCGCGTCACACACAGGATGCGTAAGACCAAGAACGAACTACGCCGGTTGCAGGTTGCAGGGTTCTACCGTGATGAAGACCTTGGCGAACCCCTGACGGTAATGGATGAGGTAGAGAAGGAGAAAGCGCGGGAGCAAGGCTTTTCCGCATCGGTAGATAACCGCTACCAACTGCTTGAGATGCATGTCAACCTTGACCTTGAAGGGTATGAGGACGTTGATGACGATGACGAGCCAACAGGCATTGCGTTGCCGTACATTGTTACCATAGAAAAAGGCACGCAAACTATTCTGGCTATCCGCCGCAACTGGCTGGAGGATGACGAGCTAAAAGCGCGGCGGCAGCACTTCGTACACTATGGATACATCCCCGGCT